CTTGACATGAGCGATGCAAGAGCGATATTCACGAACTACAGCCCATATACGGCGTGTGTTGAGTTCCTTGATGATGATGGCCCGTTCTTCCCCATTACCATGTCAGACCTCAAGCACATCAACTATCCGATGTCATTCAGCCCGTGTCAGAATGGGATAGCTAATAACCTTTGGAACTATTGGGCTATTGATATGCCAGTAGGCGGGAAGAAAACCAACATTGCTTTCGAGTTCAAACTGAACTACTGCTGCTCTTATAATTCGTTGGACTTGTACATGAAGGTGTTGTTCCAAGACGGCGTGACTGAGGGCGAAATCAATTACATTCAATACGACTACCAAAACCGCACAATCACCATCAAAGGCAACCTAATATGAGCGTAATAAACAACCTTTGGGAGGAATCATCATCGCAGGCGAACTGCAACCTATGCCCTGCCGATGAGCCGTTCTTCATGCCCCTTGAGAGGACCGACCTTGTGGCGCTACGGCTGCAACTGCCGTACCAGTACGTCACGGCCAACGGCGGCGGCCTGCCTGTCAATACAAGCGTAAGGCTGCGGATCGTGGACGAGGTAGGTACTAATACACTGTGCGACCTCAGCACGGCTAATGCAGGCAGGTTCCTGTTCGGCTATGTCAACGACAACACCAACAAGGTGGCGCAGTATCAGATTTACTCTCCTATTCCGATGGTCTACGCCGGCGGGACCCCTGTGAATGACAGCTATACACACGCATACATAGACGTAACGGCGGGCGATTGGGTGCAGATACTGAACACTAACGCACTGCCCGATATGGACTTCATCTACGGCAGCGACCCGTTACCGGCAGGGCTGACAGAGATTAAGCCGGGGCGGTTGGTCTACCCCCGTGCTATTAGTGCCCCGTTTGGTGTAGTCAATGTTAACGGCACGCCAGTTGCAGGCACATTCTTATACGGAGCCAATACGGCATGTAACCATGAGAACCTCGCCTGCTTCCGCTTCCGACTGACGCTGACCTTCACGGTCTCAGGCGTAACCCGAGACTTCTACACTAAGCCGTTCAGAATCTTCCGCTGTGCTGACAGCGTGCGGGTGTCCGCCCAGTACCCATTGGCCACCACAGACCCGAACGGGTACCTGCACTCCGCTAGCTGGAACATCGCCTCTATCGCTGACCCTAACAGGCTGCTGCTGCGCATACCCGCCGACATTGATCGAGAGGCAAGCCGTGTGGTTAAGTCTTTCAACAGCAAGTGTTTCGCATACCGCACAGAGGTACAGAAGCGCTACCGGCTGAAGTCTGACCCCGTGCCGTGGTGGTTCGCCCATGAGGTAGAGAACATCGCAGCAGGTACGGGCTTCGCTGTTGATAACGTCGAGTATCTGAACGACACACAGGATAGTGTTTTTCAGAATAGTGATATTGAAAGTTCATCGTATCAGAATATCGACTTACCTTTGCAGCAATGCAAGTCTGAGAAGGTGTTTGTCTGTTAAGAGGAGGTCTGCAAGCCATCCAATAACTCAAACCCAAACACCAAATGTTCAGTACCTGTAACTCCGCCTGCGTGGGTTCGCTGACGCTGACCAAGACGGACCAATGTAACGTATATCAGCGCTCGGAAGTTCCCGTCCGCCTTATCGGTGCATTGTGTAATGTAGACTTCCCGACGGGAGACTATGATGATGCCGCCCTTGCCACAGCCTTTGCAGCCCTTATCACTTCAGGCGATGTAACCGCCACATACGAACTCGCAGAAGTCGCATGGGCAGACCCAACCACCGCAACGAAGCAGTATCGCGCACGCTGCAAGCCTCCGAAGGTTATCAATGTAAGCCGTCAGTTGACCGGTAAAGATTTCAACGCCACAGACGTTGACAGCACCGGAGCCGCCGAACCTTACGCTGACCGACTGTTCTTCGAAAACATCGTAAAGAACCCCGCCTTCGCCATCCGTGGCTATGTCACCTGTGACGGGAAGATTTACCTGTTCAAGAATCCGAACGGCACCTTCATGAGCTACAATGCGCACTTCTTCACCGGTTACGACACCGAGATTGACGGTCAGAACGTGGAATTTAAGAACTACAACATCACCTTCATGGGTGACCCCGTAGCCTACACCACGCCTTACCTCGACATCGTTGCTGCCGGTAACGACCCGCTGCTTGCATGGCTCTTCCAATCCTAAACCTCAACTCCAAACCCACACAATGAAAAAGTACATTTTCTTCCTTCTCCTGACCGCTTCCTTCGTTGCCTGCCAACGCAAGGCTGAAGCGCAATCCCTCATCCCGCTGACCGGTAGCAATACCTCGGCAAACTTCGACACGTTGACCAACGCCGGTACCGTGTACTTCACCACTGCTGCCAACGCTCTGAACGCCAACCGCACTGGCGGCTATGCGGTGCAGTTCAAACTGACTAACCTCAGTGGTACGTCTACCTTCAAGGTGATTCTCCAAGGTAGCCTTGACGGTACCAACTGGACCAACATCCACCAGGTAGCAGGTACTGACGGGATTCATTGCGATACTTTGCAGGTGACTTCAGGTAGCCCCGCCACTTGGATTTTCCGTGTTCAGCCCGGCAGCAAACATAGCGTAACGTCTTCTACCTTTTGGCACACCAACGCAGGCAAAGTACGCCGTCTGCGCCTTGCCTTTGTAGGAACTGGCACGCAATCGACCCGCCTAAGTTCTGTGTACCTTATTAACGACTAACCCCAAACACGCCCACGCATGGAGTTCGCACAATTCCTCAAGGGCTACCGCAGCAAAAGCACAATGCCTCTGCCCGAAGGCCACAGCCAACGGGTAGAGGCGTGCCTTGCGGTACAGATTCACACCACCGGCGCACGCCCTGCGTATGAGAGCAGCCGAGGATGGATCAAGCCTGAGACATACCACAAGAAGTACGACAAGCTGTTTCAGACCCGTCTTCTGAACCGCCACCCGAACGAATCGCCGAGCCACTATAACTGGCGGCTGTCTGTGTATTCACCCGTGGCTAAGGAGTTGTTCGACAAGTTCAGCAACCTATGCAAGGGCAGCATCCTTCAGCCCAACAACTTCAGCATCAGCGGTGACGAGCGCCTGATGCAGTGGGCAGCAGGGCAGAACCTGAGCCATGAGATAGCCGAACTCATGGACTTCATTCTTCAGAACCCATACGGCTACATTGCCGTTATCCCTGAGCATGAGTACGGGCCAACCGAAGCGCCTGAAATCGACATGGTGACCATACCATACGAGGATGTGCTGATGGATGATGGCGAAAGCGTGGCATTCCGTTATGAGGGGAAACTTTACTTCGTTGACAGTTATGCGGTGTACGAAATCAACAAAACAGACTACATTGAGAAGCCTCACCAGTTCGGTGAGGTTCCCGTGTGGGATTACCATAACTCATTCCTTCAGCCGTATCAGTTTTGGTCCGATTCACTCGTCCGCAATATGAACGATGACGAGGCGATGGTGAAGCATTACAGCTACCCGATCGTTCAGGTCGTGGAGCAAGAGTGTACCTTATGCCACGGGCAGAAGCAAGTGGTAGATACTACCGCTATCGGCTACGACCCGCACGACCCGACCACTATCTGCCACAAGGAGTGCAGCACCTGTAACGGCAAAGGAACCATCAGCAGGAATCCCGGTGACTTCTACACCATCAGCGAAGAAACGCTGGCCCGTAACGGCGGCACCATGCAGGATATGGCTAAGTTCATCACCCCTGACGTTGGAATCCCTGAGTACCACCTGAAGCGGTGGCAGACGTTCTATGAGCGTGTAGAGGCATCGCTGCACCTGCGCACGATACAGGATGGCACGCAGTCGGGCGAGGCCAAGCGGGAGGATAGGAAGGATCAATACTACTTCCTTCAGACGGTATCTTCATTCGTCTTCGCACAGCTACGCAAGGGGCTACGCTATGTTAGCGGGTACCTGAACCCGAACGGACCGCAGCCGGTCTACATCGTCGAGCCTAAGCAGTTCGACCTGATGAGTGACAGCGACCTTGTAAACGAGTTCGCCATGCTTCAGGCCAAGACTGACGATTCACAGACGCTGAGCGAGTTGGCTTATATTGTGAATAGCAAGGTATTCCGTGACGATCCGGTACAGGGCAAGATAACCGAAGTGCTGTACCTTGCCGACCCGCTGTACGGCGTGGCCGGTGCAGCCCTGCGCACTAAGATTCTGTCAGGCGTGTACACACAGGCCGACATCACGCTGCATGAGAAGGGCTACAAGATGCTCGTCCGCATGGCTGATGAGATGACACCGGACGTATTCAAGGCCACGCCTACACGGGAACTGGTGCAGCGACTGACGGAGATGGCACAGGAATCAGTACCTGCGGGAATATATACCCTGTAAGACATGGGCATCATCGGGCAAAACGACCTGTTCAAAGAGGAGATGGCCAAGCGCCTTGCCGATGCTATGCCCAACATCGAGCAGAGGGTGTTGGATGAGATATTCCGCATCATTGACAAGATGGACAGCGCAGGCGGCAACTTCACCACAGGCGTACTGACAGCGGATAAGATGATGGAACTCACGCAGGTGATTAACCAAGCCCTGACAGGCGCAGGCTATCCGCAGCAGGTGCAGCTATTCATGTCCGACTTCGGTAAGGTGACTATCAATACAGCGGAAATCATGCAGCAGGTTGGCGGCGTGGCTGTTCGGCGTGTGGCACTCAGCGAGATAGAGAACAAGTGGAAGATGAACACGGTGGAAAGCCTGCTCGGTAGCGGTATCAATGAGAACTTCAAGCGCCCAATCCTGCGCATCCTTGACGATACCATCAGCACGGGCGGCAGCATTGACGCAGCGAAGAAGACCCTGACTGAGTTCGTTAAGGGCGGTAATGACAAATCTGGTAAGCTGCAAAGCTACCTCACACAGACCGCCCGTGACAGCGTGGGGCAGCTACAAGGGCAGCAGTTTCAGTCCATTGCCGATGCGGTGGAAACAACAGGCGTGCGATACGTTGGCGGTCTGCTCAATGACAGCCGTGGGCAGTGTTATCGGTGGGTGCGGGAATTGAAAGGGTACATCCCGTGGGAAGACCTTGAGGATGAAATCAAATTGGCATACAAGAATCAGACGGCCAAATTAGAGAAACCCCAAGGCCACAAGTGGAGCGGGCTGATGCCGAACACCAACCGAAAGAACTTCCTCACTCAGCGGGGGGGATATAATTGCACCCACACCGCTGTACCTGTCAGACGGAAGCCTTAGTGCGCTGCGCTACCTTGCCCGTCAGCACTACACCAATCTGCCGTTCCTTCCTGAGTTCGTGCCACTCCCTGATGATTTCCATAACAATGGCCGGTTTTGTCAGGCTTCGCCCTTGCATCAGCAGTTCGGCGGTTTTCTCGTTTATGGCTGCGTTGGTCAGCGCATCGATCGGTGTGAGAAGAATAGATTTTGGCATATTGTTATAAATTGTAACAAAGATACATTATTCCCCACCACATATATTGCGGAACTTTGTCAACAATGGCAAGAAAGAAAGCCGCACCGCAGCCCGACAGCATAGACGTGGCAGCATTGGCACAGCAAGGCCCGACCGCAGAAGAGCAGTCCGCTGAGGCTGTGCCTGCGGCATTGGAAACCACCGAAGAAGATGGCGTACTGACGTTGACAGAAACGGCTGCACCCGTTGCCGCTGTGGTCACCCGTGGAGTGCCGAAACCGCCGACACCGGGGCTGAAGGTCCAACTGAAGAACCGCAAGACGGGCCGCATTGTGGCCATGTCGGTGAACAAAGAACTTGCCTTGGTCCTTGCTGCTAAAAACCCAAACATCGAAATCATATAGGATGGCAAAGAAAGATAACATCATCGAAGAAGGCATTGAACTGACCGAGCAACCCGCAGAGGTTAAGCCCGCTGCGCCTGTTCCTGCCGCTACATCGCCTGTGCTGCCGGGGTACATCCGCATCCGGTTGAAAGACGGCAGCGGTAAGCCTGCCGGTATCATCGTTCATGCTACTCAATACGGAGTAGATAAGGCATACAAGCCCGAAACATGGGAACTGATCGAGGACACAAAAAAAAAGTGACCTTCTTCATAAGAGGCCACGCAGCAGGTAGTGGCGGTTGCTCAACCTGCGGAAACAAGTAACAACAACACCCCAACAATATGAGCGCAAACCTCACAGCACTTCTCGCAGCACTCGGAGTTCAAGATATTGACACCGTGGCTGCCGCTATTCTTTCTGACAGCCCCGCAGATGAAGCGGTGCAATCCGTCCTCAAAGGCGCACAGCAGTATGCCCGCCCATTCATTGAGGGCGAGTATAACGAGCGCATTAAGACCGAGCGAGGGCAATGGAAGGGTAAGTATATGAAGGAGGCACTGCTGAAGGCCAATAAGACCTTTGGCAATGTGCTGACGAATAAAGAGATTGACGATATCCTGAACGACCCTGCTAACGAAGGGCAGTCCATTGATGCCGCACTGAACGCATTGAAGGAGAAGGCGAGCGACAAGAGTGGCAAGCCCGAAGCCGAGTTGCAGAAGATGCTCGACACGGCCAATGCCAAGATCGCTGAGTACGAAGCCCGCATCCCTGAGATTGAATCAGCCGCTGAGCGCAAGGCCCGTGAAACCATCGAGCAGTTCAAGCGTGACGGCGTGGTGACCACAGAACTGATGAAGGTGCTGAATGACAAGGTAGACAGCCCTGCAAAGGTTGCCGAACTGATTAAGGCGCAACTGGAGCGCAATGCTATTATCCGACTGAAAGATGATGGCAGCATCGGCCTGTACGACCCGAAGAACCCTGACAGCCCGCTGAAGAAGAACGAAACCACCCTGCACACCTTCGCAGACCTTGTATCTGAAACCGTGGACTACTACGGCCTGACAAAGAAATCACACGGCACAGAACGCAAACCGCTGCCCGCTGCGGGTAGTGGTGCAGCGCCTGAAAACACACCTAAAAACGGAGCCACAGGGCTTGAGGCGAAACTCGCACAAGTCGCTGCGGCTACCGCATAAGATACTTGCAGCCCCCCGCCGATGGGTAATCGGCACAGACAGACCCTGTTGGCCTTGCCCCTGAGCCTATCTAATCAGCGGCAACCCTTACCACAGTTGGCCTGCTCCTGCCTGTTGAAAGTGAGCGAGAACTAACCCTTTCTTTCACTTACAACCCACCCATTAACCAATGGCAAATAACTGCACACCCAATGTACAGGCGTATATCAACGACCTGTACCGCCTCGGACGGGCGCAAGCCCCTGCCGGAGCCGTGGAACTCGCCATGAGCGCCGCAAACGGAGCCGAAGTTCAGGCTCAGATGATCCGCCAAGACGGCAAAAACTCCGTCTACTCTATCACCTATGCAGACAGCACCTGTACCGAACCGGTATCGTGTGAGTCCTTCGATTGTACCGGTGCTGGTACCGATGATTCATCGCTGACCTCCTGCGAAACCTTCAGCAGCTTCTCTTGCAAGTCTATGCCCGCTTGGCGTAACCTTGCCATCAGCAGCCTGCGTGACCTCGGTTCTGCCGATACCCGCCAAGTCTTCGCTGCCCACCTGTGGGATCAGATGCAGAAGATCAAGGCCGCTATCGATGTGGACCTCGTTACCGCTATCTGCACAGCCGCTGGCACTACAGGTACCCTGAACCTGCTGAACGCTCTCGGTGCGCCTAACTACAGCGTAGACAGCGACATCCTCGCAGACTTCGGCGATGCCGGTTTCGCCGGTGTTACCCCCATGCTGCTCGGTAACCGTCAGACCCTGCGCTTCGCCAAGGCACAAGCCGGTGCAGGCATGGCTGACAGCGGCCTGAACCTCGCCTCCATGATGCGCTTCCCTGCCTTCTACGACAACAATGTAGTAGATGCCAACTGCGCCCCGACCACGCCAGGAAACGAGGTAATGCTCGCCGTGCTGCCCGGTATCGTTAATCACCTGTCATGGTCTGAGAATGCCGGCATGTTCGCCTCCCGTCAGAACCCGTCTCGCTGGGATGATGTGGACCCGCTGAGCCTCATCCGTGAGGGTGACAGCTACGCCTTCACCACCATCGAAGACCCGTCTACCGGTATGCTGTTCGACCTGAACATCGTGTTCGAGCCGAAGTGTAAGAAGTTTCAGTACCAATTGAAAGCCTACTACAAGCACCTGATCCTGCCTGTAACCGGCTGCGTTGGCACCGAAGACTTCAGCGGTATCGTGAAGTACGATGTATGTCCTGCCACGGCTGTTGAGTGCGCCCCCGCACCCGAAGCCTAACTGAATGGGGGCGGCTAACTACCGCCCCCTTCTTTTAAACCCCAAATCTCACACACATGGCCTCTTGCCTTGACAATATAATCGGAATCCGTGCCTCATGCTCAGGCAGCGACACGGAAAGCCTCAGCGGGTACTTCATCACTGACTACCCCGGCATCACTATTCAATCGGCTGCGAACTACAATGACGAGAAGACGGTAACAGGATTCAACTACCTGACCGACCTCCGCCGCCGTGCGATGATGCGCCTCAACGCAGACATTCAGGCTTACATTGCTTCTACATATCGTGTCAATGGGATTCAATCGAACGCATGGCGCACCGGTGAATGGGATGGCACCACCATCGCCGCCGGAACCAATGGACAGCGGCGAGGCATCGTGGTGTACAAACAGAAGACGCAATGCCGCCTGTATAAGATCGTGGTCCGAGCCGTTCGCATCTATTCAAATCAGACCATTGACACCACACTGCAACTCGCAGACACCACAGGAACCACTTACACCGCATCGGTCAGCCTTACAGCGGGTAAGATTAACGAGTTCGTGGTGAACAAGACATTCGAAGGCAACGAGATTCAAGTCACGCTGCCTTCAGACATCGCCGTCTACGGCAACAAACCTAACTGCGGCACAGGCTGCGGTGGGACCGTAAAGAACGAGTGCGTAAGGGTGAACGGGCTGAATAATGGTGTAGCCAACACCACACAATCCTATGGCATTGAACTCGACCTTTATTGCAAGTGCGACATCGGTACGCTCGTCTGCGACCTTGCCACACAAGGGCTAATCGGACAGGCTGCGTATGAACTCTGCGGGGCTATGTTCTATGATGAGATGGTGAAGAATCACCGACTGAACTACCTAACCATATACCAAGGCGAACAGATTACACAGCAGGCCGCAGCAGGATTCGAAGCCTACCGTGGCTATCTGATTAACGCCATGCATGCCGTGCGGCAGTATATCGTGAACTCTGACGGCGGGTGCAAGTGCATCGACTGCTCAGGGGTGCAAGTAAAAACCAACGTCTAATCAGTGAGCTTAGAAGCACTATCCATACACCTTCAAGACATCGCCCGTCAGCTTGACGAGCAGATGCCGGAGGTGGGCGTAGTGCAGGCCATGACGGAACTTGAAGCCGAATGGAAGGACCGTGTGTTCGGTCGGGGCGAGAACTCAGACGGCGGAGATATTGGGCAATACAGCACTAAGCCGGCATATTACACTAAGGCCGCATTCATCCGTACAGGGGCATTCAAGCCTAAAGGGAAGAACAACGGAGGCCCTACATTCGAGAACGGCGCACAGCGCAAATCAATGTACCTTCCAGGCGGGTATAGCGAACTGCGCAGCATCCAAGGCCGTAGCACAGAGGTTGTAAACCTAAAGTACGGCGGCTCCCTTGAGCGGGCCTTCCGTGTCTACAAGTTCGGCAGCGAGGTTCTGTTCGGCAATGCTGATGCCGTAGAGCATAAGAAAGTCATTGGAAACGAGGAAAGATTCGGGGACTGGGCCTCGCTACAAGAATCAGAAAAAGAGTATCTTCGCACTCAACTGGCTGACCAAGCCATAATCATAACAACCCGCAACGCATGATAGGCAAACTGAACGACCTCAAAGACTATCTGCTCGCCAAGTACAGCGAGTGGAATACAGGCTTTGCCAATGTCGAGAAGCCGTCAGGTACTGATGTAATAATGGACACGGACCGCCAATACGTCGGCATCCGTGATGATTACGGAAACTACTTCTACATCCGGTCACTCAAAAACAGCCGCCTGACAGCGCAGGCCCGTGGATGCCGTGTGCAGTATTACGAGAGGACTACATCGTGCCGTATCGTGGCTATTATGCGTGGCGCATCCGAGCAGAATCTGTCAATGGTTCTCGTGGATGCCATCACACGCAATGGGCATACCGCTACACGCATCGTTACCGAGCGTACGGAGGTGTTCTTTGCTGAGACTGGCAACCGAAATATAACGGACGGACTGCGAGGGCTTACCCTTGTGGCCGTTGACTTTGAAGTAAACGATATTATGTCCGGCAAGGACTGTAACCTCTTACTCTGTGAATGTCTATGAGTTGCTGCACTAATCCACAAGACCTCGGCTGCATTCGTGCCTGCGAAGGCATAGCCACTTCAGTTACCGCAGACTGCGCAGGCGTGTTCACGTTATCGTTTGAACACAACGGAGCGCTGATTACTAGGCAGCTTCTGAGCAATGGCAGCGGCGGATTCCTTACAGTGCCAGGTAATACATTCAACGAAGGCAGCGAAACCACATTCAGCATCAGCACTTCAGCGGGTGTTGAGTTGGCCTGCTATAAGGTCAAGGTACTTGCACAGGAATCCAATATCTACACCGATGTTGAGCCGTGGGGAACGATTAGCAGTAGCATATTCCTTGACAATGCAGTATGCGCACCTGTTCTACCGTCAGGTTCTGTTTGGTCTGTATCTGGTGCTATTACGTTAAATGATATTAACCTGCTCGATGACGGCACAGAAATAACAATCGGGGCATTGTACAATCCTGCTGGAGGAGTAACAGGAATTAGCTATACGGCTGTCAGTGCAGGTATTAGCATAACCAATAATGTAATGACAATCGTTGACAAGTCTCAGATTGGAGGCAACACAATTTATTATGCAATTACATTCGATACGCCAAACTGCACACCTGTCAACTGGCGCAATTATGTAGCCTGCTATTCATTCCTGCCTATAGGTGTCGCAGTCGGTAACCAATTAATCAGCAACGCAATATGAGCATAGAGTTTGTACTCACATTCATCCTTCTCGCCTTCGCAGTTGTCGGTGTAGGCGAGTTGTATTTGTTCGCCATCCGTGAGGGTCAGTTCCTTGACTTCATGGCCCGCCCGCTTGCATGGCTGCACGCTCGCATCGCTGATTCCAAGGCAGCAGAGTTCGCATTCAAATCCATCGGCGGGTGTCGGGTCTGTACGATTCAACGCTTCTCAGACCTTGCCGCCGTTCTGCTATGGTTCCTGTTCCCTGAGCCGTGGTACTTCGACCTGCTGACCTACGTCCTGTTTGGCGGCATGGTGTTCTACGCACAGTCACGGGGGCAGGAGCAAGGCGTAGCATGGCGCAACCCACAGCCGGAAGTAGAATCCTCAAAACTTGAATTATAATGTTCATACGCATAGCAACCGCAGGAGTGACCAATACCGTGGTCGAATGGTCAGGTCAAGATTGGATTAACTTCACATCTACCTCAGGAGGCGCTACCTATACCCGCTTCGGTGTGGATATATCAGGCGGAATCAGTAACATCAGTAGGGGGTTCTTCGACTACACTCAATCGGTGCAGTGCGATGATAGCGACTACATCACCGATGAACTCGGCAACGTCTACTACCGTGTGATGCAATACACAACAATCTCCACAGCACGACCTTCACGCACATGACATTCTACAACATAGCTACCGGACAATACCTCAGCGAGTGCGACTTCTATGCGCTTGTAAAGGATACAAACTATACCTGCTGTTCGCAGTCTGAGAATGTATGGATCGCACATCCGAACAATCTTGCATTCAACGAGTACCAATGGCAACAGTACTTTCTCAGCCATGTGCCGTCATGCGGTTCGCCGTACACCCTCACACTTCGATATTCAGCAGGAAATGCGCCGGTGCAGTCGCTCAATGATTGGAATACACAACTTGCGGGTAATTATACCGCAGTTTCCGTCATTGGCAATGATGTGATATTGACAGGCGGAAGCGGTGTAGACATTCCCGCATCTGCGCTTATTGATTCTAACCTCGTGCAAGTGACAGATGACGGAAGCGTAAACAGCATGGGTGATAACTGCCTTGCAGGCGGTTCTATTGCAAACCTTGTTCTGTCCGCTGCGGTTTCAGTAGGTAATGGACTGCTCGGTAACTGCCCGCTGTCGAACATTGAACTGCCGGCCTGCACTGCTCTTGGCTCAACGTCAGGCAATGACGGCATATTCACGGGCATTAGCGGTCAGTCGATTAGTGCGATATTCAACATAGCACTTGCAACGAATAACGCAGGACAGCCTGACGGCGATATTCTCGACCTGTACGCCAACAACGATGTAACAACGCAATGGGACACAGCACCTGTGAATACGGTGGCTCCGGTTTTGACAGGTAACGGAACGATAGGCAGCACGGTATCATGCAGCACAGGAACATGGACATACCTTGGAGATATAACATATAGCTACCAATGGAAACGTGGTGTTTCTAATATTGGCACGAACTCGCCAAATTATACACTTGTCAGCGGTGATGCGGGGGCTGTTATTACTTGTGTTGTAACTGCTACAACCTCAGCAGGTTCTACTCCTGCTACGTCATCGAATAGCATTCAAGCCGATTCGGTTCCCGTTAATACAGTAGCACCTGCAATAACAGGCACTAATTCAGTAGGCTCTACATTAACGGTGTCAAATGGTACATGGACGGCTAATGGAACAATAACCTACGCCTACCAATGGCGCAGGGGCGGTTCACCGATTGGAGGAGCTACTGCTTCGACTTATACACTTGTTCAGGCGGATGCTGCTGCTACTATTGACTGCGTTGTAACGGCAACCACTTCGGCAGGTTCTACTCCTGCTACCTCTTCCAATAGCTTGTATATTTATGACACAGATGCAAATGCGTTTATATCAGCAGCAAGTATTACGGATAATACGCAGAAAACTGCTGTAAATAAACTTGTTGCAGACCTTAAAGGCTATTCAATATGGACGAAAATGAAAGCCATCTATCCTATTGTTGGAGGTACGGCAGCTTCTCACAAATGGAATCTTAAAGACCCACAAGATACTAATGCTGCATTTAGGCTTGTTTTTACTACTGGATGGACGCATTCAGCTAATGGCATGACACCTAATGGAACAAGTGCGTATGCAGATACATTTTTAAATGCAGCAACAGTAATATCTAATATCAATGATGGACATTTAAGTTATTATTCAAGAACTAATAATTCTGGAATTAATCAAGTTGAAATAGGTAATAGAAGCATTACTTCTTCATTTGATTTGTTTATAAAATTCGGTTCAAGTAATTTAGCTGGTGCTTGTATTAATATGTCAGATACAAATACATTTATTAACACAAACAATTCAATTGGTTTATATCACGCTAATCAAAATAATACTCCAAATGTTCGTAAAATGTTCTGGAACGGCTCTGTTTTAGCTACTCAAACAGTTTCACAAAATGAACAACCAAATTTAAAAATATTTATTGGTGCGCGAAATTTTAATAATGCAGTTGATCATTATTCAAACAGACAATGTGCTTTTGCATCAATAGGAAATGGATTAACAGACACCGAAGCAGCTAACTTTTATACAGCGGTTCAAGCATTTCAAACAACATTAAACAGACAAGTATAATGGAAGGAAGAATAGTAACAAACGAAACAGCAGAGCAGCTACAAGGAGTATTCTTTGACCAAGATACTTTCTTCAACTTTGTGCAGGACATTAACGATGTTTATTTCCTGTTCCTTAGCGAACAGGATGAACAAGACATCGCTGCAACAGAATATGCCTATCTGCTTGAAATTCCATTCAGCCCATACGAACCTAAACCAACTCCTCCTTTAGTATGAATGCCTTCTGGGAAAAAGTAATCGAACAAAGCCCTATTGTGGCACTCGCATTGTACGGGGCGTACATTCTGTGGCGCAGATACGACCGATTCACCGAGCGGACGCAGAACAAGCTGGAAGAAGCTGAGAAGCGCATCCGTGAGTACATGGAGAATGCACACAGCAAGTTGGTACTAATGGCAGAAACACAGCAGCGCATCATCAGCGACAACACCGAGGCCATGAAATCTATTCAGAAAAGCATGGAACGCCACACAAAGATAATGGAGTGCGTGATGACCGAACTCAAAGAAACACGAGAACTGCGAAAAGGAAAATGATTCTCACACTAACCAATAACGGCAATACATTCTACCTCGATACGAGCCTTATTGCGTTTGTGTTCCAAGACGGAGGTAATGTGTTCGTTACCCTTAACACGGAGCCAATAGAGGCCGTGCGGATAGATCAAGCACTCAGTAGCCTTGTGTGGGATTCTTCGGGCCTATATGGCACGCAGACAATCGGAATAGCCGAAACATACGCAGAGATAGTATCCTATACAGACGGCTACGGCTTCCACGAGTTCAATCATGCCGGCTATACTTATGTTCTCGTTAACTGCGCCGCTGTGCATCGTGTACAAGCAGTAAGCGGTGATGCGCTCATTCTGTTCCGCAGGTATGCATCCGTACAGACTACCGATGCTATTGCGGATGTGATGACAGCTATCAACCTCGCCGTGAATGGCAAGGACACTACGGATGCATCTATTGCGGACCAAGTAGGATTTGATGTGGATACCTATGTTGCCGATAGCAACATCATCATTCCTTTGCATGGATTCGCACTGCGGTCCATGTTCTACTGGCGCATTTCGGCCTCAAAGACGGCAGACGGTGTAGCCGCTCCTGTGTACTCAATTAGGGTAGGCACAGGGCTGTCAACATCAGACACGGCGATCCTTCAGCTAACAGGTTCACCGCAGACAGCAGATACCGATAACGGGGTTCTTCATGTAATGGCAACCGTGCGGGCAATAGGCACGCTGACAGTGGTACAAGGTTCGGCATGGTGGGTGCATAAGGGCAAAAGCGGAAGCCATGCGGTAGGGTTTTGCGAAGACAATACGGGACAAGTAGACGGAACAAGTGCTACATTTGACAGCACAGCATTCGCAGGACAATATATCGGACTAAGTATTGATGCTGGCACTGATGCAGCATGGACAGTAACACAAGTACATTCACAAGTAAACTGGTAATACTATGAACACACGCAAAGTAATGGCAGGGCCGATTGGAACATTTCTAAAGGTCTTTATGTCAACCGTCCTCACCCTTTGGATTGCAATGGATGATTTGTGGTGCATGGATATGGAAAGTATCAAGGCACTCGCCACTGCAGGCGTAGTAGCCGGTATGCCTGTAATCCTGAACTACTTGAACCCTGAGTACAAAAACTACGGCAAGGGGGCCGAAGCACAAGGATGAGCGAATACGAATATCTCCTGACGGATCAGGACATTACATACTTCCAACGCCGTGTACCTGATTATAACTACATCGTGCGGCGTGAACTTGGATACATGGCCGCTGCTGATATTGACCCACGGGATGCCAAACAACTGCTGCTGATAGCCCTACGGAATGCTTTACAGGCATACTCGCAGACTGAGCATACCACACGGGCAGGGTCTATACTCCGGCGCATCGCTGAGTTCCTATCATTGCTTAACCCATTCGCATGGAAACGCACATCGTAATCGCCACCAACCTGAATGTAAGGGCTACCGGCAGCACGTCAGCGGCTATTGTTGGAACCCTGCGGCAAGGTACTTCCGTTGCCATCACAGAAGAAGTGGACGGGTGGGGCAAGACAGCTACCGGATGGGTAAGCATGAAGTTCATGCGCCCGATTGCACCGCCACCTCCGCCACCTCTCACAATGGACCTCGCCGACCGTGTGCTATCCGTGGCTCGGTCGCAGATTGGCCGTGCTGAAGAACCCCGTGGGTCCAACTGGGGGCCGGCTGTGCAGGGATACCTCGCATCGGTCGGGATCACATTCCCCGCCGCATGGTGCATGGCCTTCGCCTACTGGTGCGTGGACAAGGCAGCCCGTGAAGCCAAGGTCACTAACCCGTTGCATAAGACCGGCGGAGTGATGGCGCAATGGAACGCCCTGCGGGGTACCGGGCATCGTGTCAGCACGCCCCGCCGTGGTGATCTGTTCGTGATGTCATTCGGTAAGGGTCTCGGCCACATCGGATTCGTTGAGCGGGTGCAGGGTGACCGCATTATGACCATTGAGGGCAATAGCAATGATGAGGGTAGCCGTGAAGGGCATGAGGTATGCCGCAAACCAGGTGGGCGTGCGATTAGCAGCTGCATAGGATTTATCAGACTAACCCAATAGCGTATGCGGTTGAACAAAGCAGACATTGCACGACAATACAGAGATAAGTACGGCATGGATGTGCCGACTAAACAACTGGCTACCCTGATGCACATACAGCGCCCCAAGCTGTTTCCAAACGTAGAGAATGCCCGTACAGCATTGCGGCAAATTGAGGGTAAATGCGGCAATAAAGGGAATGGCATTAAGGTGACGCATAAGATGGAAGAAGAAAGGCCTAAGAACCCATACGGTCTGCCCGAATCATACGCCCGTGAGCCTATCCTGCTTGATTTGCCTGTGTGTAACAATAACATTGGCATAATTACAGACCCGCACTTCCCTTATCAGCATAATCCGACCATAAGTGAGGCGGTACGATACTTCAAAGAGCAGAAAGTTAACACAATCGGGCTACTCGGTGATGTGATAGATTTTCACGGGGCAAGCCGATTTGAAGATGATCCTGAGAAACGAAGCACGGTTGAAGAGTTCGATGCCGCCCGTGCTTTCCTTGAACTTCTGCGGGGCCAATTCAAAACGCAGGACATCTTTTGGATAAAAGGAAACCATGACATCCGTCTTGAACATTATCTACGCCGCAACTGCCGAATATTGTTCGGGGATTCATACTTCACTATGGAAGAGCGTCTGCGGCTCAATGACCTGCGGATTAAAACGTACAGCGATAAGGCCATTGTCAGAGCCGGGAACCTTGGCCTTGCACACGGCCACCACATAGCCAAAAGCAGAGGGGCAGGGTCAGCAGCTAAAGCCGTTTGGAACAAGGCATTCACAGACATGGCCATCGGTCATCTGCACACCCCATCATCAAACATTGTTACCGATGCGAATGGTAAGACCTTCCGCACTTATACCATAGGCTGCGCCTGTGAGCGATACCCTGACTACAACCCGCAGATAGCACAGAATTTCACAGGATTCGCTCATGTCAAGGTAAAGGTAGACGGTAGCTACCGATTCCATAATTATACAACTGACCATAATGGCAACATCATCGATGGGTGAAACACCCGCACCACACCCCGACTTGGACGAGCAGGACGATACCGAAGCCGTATGGATCGACCCGACTACCGAAACTGAGTTCATCACCTCGGCTGCCAATGCCATTGATGCGGTGCAGGCGGTGGATACGGCATTACTGCCAGAGCAATACGAACGGCTTAAGCGCAGGGTAATAAAGCGGTCCCTGCGCCTGATTGATGCCGCTATTGGCAACCTATACGATGAGATGTTCAACCTAAACGGGGAAGAATAGCCCAACCGATGTTGTTGTTTTCATGTTGATACCCTGCCCTGTGTCTACGGGGCGGGGTTTTTTATGCAGTTTACCGCTAAATTCCGCACATTCACCACAGACTTACAAGAAACTTAGAATAAAATTAGGTTATATCGGTGCGGTGGTAGTATGTTTGCATTCAGAAACAGCGGCCCGCTGGTCAGGGCAACAGACACAACAACATGGAACAACTCACACCAGAACAGCGCAGGCAACTCGCTGACCTGCTCTTCCACCTTGTCAATACACCCGATGAGGTAGCCGACACCGATGACATCGCAGCTATGTTCACGGCCTACATGACCAAACACGATTGGGCATACTCACACGATGACTATGACCGCATCTTCCAAGCAGTAGACGAAGTATGCCTCCATAAACCGACACGCTATCGCTGCTCGGAAGCCATTGAAAATTGGATTCACTACGAATCACCGCAGCACCGTGAGGAAATCTGCGCTGGACCTGATAACTCAGCATTCCCTAACGAATGGGATTATATTCAATGCAAAGCATAATCACTCAAAACAATAAACACATGGACCATCTGAAAATTATCAAAGAAGACCTAACCCGTCTGCGTGAGAACATCACATCACGGGATCGCACCGAAATCGCATTCATGACAGGCCTCAGCGCCGCATCTGTCAACAACTACCTGACCGGCCGTGGCACTAACTACGATACGGCATGGGACATCAGAGAAGCGGCCCGCCGCATAATCAACAAGCGTGAGGAGGCGCTCGCATCATGAGTCCGCTCGTATGGCTGCTGTGCGCCTTAGCACTGTTCTTCATTGGTATCTGTGGACTTGCAATGTTCAGCGACTATGCAGCAGACAACGAAGAATAGGCACATTGAACGGCAACCGTATATCCAGCCGCATACATTCATACCGCTGTGGCATGTATGGCAAGAAAACAAAAAAATGCAGCAAGACCGCCTGCTGTGGGCCTATGCCAATGAATCAGACAGCGCTATCGAATACCTGCAAAAAGAAATTAAACGCCTAAATAATAATCTTAAAATCTTCTTCAACTAATGCTACCACATAAATTCCACGACATCGTTGCATCATGCACCACAGTCCTTCAACTTGACACTTGCCGCCACTTCGCAGACTACCTTTGGGGCGCATACGAACAGCACCACACACTCGCCTATGCTGTTATTCAGCAGCGTGAGTGCCAACTGATGCGCTCAGCCGCCCCTGAAGGCCGTACAGCATCGCCCGCACCTGGCGCAGATTCATCAATTCATACGATGGATTAGGATTTATCAACATCACTCATTATCATTGCACAAAACAACAACACCATGCAAGTAATAATCAAAAAAGCCATAGCGGTCGAGGTTGAATTCCCGCTATACTTCCGTGAAGGCGCATCAGCCTATGCCGTATTCAGTGAACAACAAGCCGTAGTAGCCCATTGGTGGGAGCGGCTGAACCGTGGGTTCATTAATTCCCTGACAGCCGAAGAAGCCCTGCGGGAATATCAGCCGGGAGCCGAAATAACCGCTGATGAGTACCGTGCAGCCGCTAAGCACACATTCAATCACATCGAATCTATGTACCAACAATCCATTCAGCCATGAGTACGGCAGTAATCACACAGCAAGAGATGGAGCCGGTAAAGGCCCGCATGAGCAGCCTGCTCGATGCTGAGACCGTACAGCGGGAGGTTAGTTTTGCCATGCAAGCCATTAACGGCAGCGCAGGGCTGCAAAAGTGCAGCAAGGAATCCCTTCAAAAGGCCGTGTTCAACATCGCCCTCACCGGCCTGAGCCTTAACCCTGTAACGAAACTGGCTTACCTTATCCCTCGTTGGTCCGCTGGTGGAATGCAGGCGGTGTTGGAACCATCTTATCAGGGCCTTATCAGGCTGCTGACCGATACCGGAAGTCTGCGCAGCATCTACGCCCATCCAGTGTACGATGGCGATGAGTTCGAGGTGCAATACGGAACTACCGCCGAACTAATCCACCGCCCGAAGTTCTCGTCCAAGGTTATGACGCACGTCTATGCGGTGGCTACCCTGTCCGATGGGTCTAAGCAATTCGAGGTCATGACGGCCGAAGAAGTTAACAGCATCCGTGAGCGGTCCGAATCCTACAAGGCATTCCAAGCCGGTAAGGTCAAGTCATGCACATGGGAGAGCGATTACGGCGAGATGGCCCGCAAGACTGTCATCAAACGCATATTCAAGTACCTGCCGAAGTCCGACCAGTTCAACCGTGCCGCTGAAGCCATCGCCATCGCAGACAGCGACTACACCATCAGCGACCAACAGGCTGACTACCTTGTACAACTGATCGAGCAGGCGGGGTACGACCCGAATGCACAGCGGCACCTTGTCGCACGGGTGTACGAAGGCATCACGAAGACAGAATACGAGCGCATGGTTTCAGAAGCGAAGGCCAACACAATGGACCCGATACTGGCAGGTCGGAACTACTCACAGACGGATATTAAGAACCACCTGAAGAATATGCCTGAGTAAGGCACACCCATGTTAGTTCGGAGGGCTAAGTAGCCCCACATGGTAGAATCGCAGCGGAAGGGCTGCGGGACACGGGTTCGATTCCCGTACATGGGGCAACATAAACAATAATATGCCAAAAACAGTCAACATCGCAGAACTGCGCAAGCGATACGCAGCCGTCACATCAGACCACTACAACACCCTGCCGCCTATCGTGCAGCAGCTTGCGGAATCTATCGCACCATTCTTCCGGCTCAACGCAGCGGACATCTTCATACCTCGCAGGGTGCGCAAAATTGTCGATGCACGGCAGGTTCTTCAGTTCGCACTTGTCCGGGGCTGCGGTATGCAGCTAACGGAAACCGGAAGGCTTACCGTAGTCGGAGGCGCAGATCATACCACCGTACTGCACGCCTGCAATGTAATCGGCCATGTTGGTCGCAGCGTTGACCATGTAGCCGCAGCACTGAACCACGCTATAGGCATCGCAAGGCAGCACTACTCAGCGCAGCGCTACCCATGCCCGGCCATTACAGGGATGCATCTAAAAAAATATGCCGCATGAATAACTCAGCAACATTCTACATCAAGGCAGTACTTGTTGCCGCTGCCAATATGAAGCGGTATATCGACCAGATCATCATCGAAGAAAAAATCAGCAGGACGGCAAAGAAGTTCCTAACGGATACACGAAAAAAAGCCGAAAGCATCGAGCGGGATATTTGCCTCCGAACAACGCCTGAACTCGCAGCGGTAATACGAAAAGAAATAGCCGATAACTGGGAAACCATCGCATTCGATAACATCTTATTCATGGCCCTCACGCTTGACGATGAAAGGCTTGGACGGCTTGAACAGACAGCGGAAGACCTGATGAATGAACAGAATGGATGCAAGTGTTTAAGGTTTACCGGTGGTGATAAATGGTACCCGAATGGCTGTACAATTCATCCTAATGGACAATGACCGATAACGACAAGGTATTATTGCCTGTTGGCGACTTAAAACAAAAATGTTGATTAAAAAACTAAAACTTTAATAATATGCAAAAAAATGATATGAAAAACCATACCGCCAATAGCAACAATACAATGTTTGGCGCAGTTAATTTGGACTGCAAGTTGATTAGCAACATTCAATTTGATGGCATTGACCACAAGGATGCTCCCGATTACTGTGATGCCTACATTGTAAGTGCAGAATATGATGGCGAAGAAATGACAGAAGAACAAATTGAGTTGCTAAATGAAGATAGAGATTATGTTTACGAAAAGCTGATGGACTATCTCTATTAATTGCGCCCAACTCCCATATCTACTCAACTTCTTCACGCCAATACAACATAGTCACTCTTAAACCACTCATATATGAGCAATTCCCCCCAAGCCTTCGGGCAAGTGGTCCACATCGGACCGACAGAACAAGTTAGCGAGAAGTTTCGCAAACGGACTATTGTGCTGAAAACAGACACGGACACGCAATACCCACAAGAGGTAGCGTTCCAACTAAGCCAAGATCGCTGCGACACCATCGAGAAGTACGGCATCAAAGTCGGGCAGTCTGTCACAATCAGTTACAACCTGCGTGGTCGGAAGTGGGATGACCCGAAGACAGGCACACCCAAATGGTTCAATACGCTGGATGCGTGGAGAATTGAAGCTGCGCAAGGACAAACGCAAGCCGAACCAACGGACATCGCATCGCAATTCCCCACAGAGGCTCCTGCCGAATCAACAGACCTACCATTCTGATGATGACCACAGCATGGCATAACTTTACAGCCAGCATCGGCCTTACGCTCACCAAGCAGCCCGAATGCAATCCGTTACAAGCTGTAACGAGTAGGCTCGTAGAGTTATGCCTTGACTGCGGCCATGCACGTTATCATATACCAACCTGCCCCATATGCAGGTCAACACGAACCGAGCGGCATCGGTTGATAAGGGCCGCAGTTAGATGTAGGTAGTATGAAACGGTCGTACTATATTTGCCACAGTTCTTACCCAATTACGCAGCGTGGAACCTGCGGTACTAACTTTAACACCATTGCCCCTGACGGGCGTCCCGACCGGTTCGCCGGTGTTCCACCGGGGCATCCGTCAGGGGTCTTTTTTTACCATGAAAGATTACAACCAATTTCTGAAACAGAAAGTAAAACAGCACGTTACAAGCGGGTTCGATATTGACGAATCTGATCTTAATACTAACTTATTCCCGTTTCAGCGCTTTATTGTGAAGCGGGCATTATCAGCAGGGAAGTACGCTATTTTCGCAGACTGCGGACTTGGGAAAACATTAATGCAACTTGAATGGGCAAACCAGGTAAGCCGGCACACTCAACGACCTGTATTAATACTTGCGCCGCTTGCCGTTTCAGGTCAGACAATTAAAGAAGCTGAAAAGTTCGGGCTGCATTGTGAAAAATACAAGTCAGAATGTTTTGGATTTGGTGTGTACATTACCAATTATGAGCATCTTGAAAATATAGACTGCACACCGTTCGCAGGTATTGTAC